ATTAGCAGCTTCTATTCCATACTCATTCTTCCTCATTTGAAAAGTAAGTTCATAAAACTCATTTAGAGTCTCATGAATCTCAGAATTTTTTGCAATTACATTGTCAATTTTGATTTCTGGAATCTCCAAGTAATTAATATCACGACGAGATGGGCTGTCACTGTTCAGTTCTTCAACGGCGTCATCAAAGTTCTTATCAGTAACTGTCTCAAACTCAGAACCACCTTTAGGTTCTTCTGGAAGTTCATTGGAGAATTCGCTGAAGTCATTGTCAGTTTGTGGTTCTGATTCTGATTTAGACTCAGACTCATCATCCTTTTCGTTAGATCCCTCAGGAGAACTTTGAGGAGAAGGAGTGCTATCAGAATCCTGTTGATTTCCAGAAGAAGACTCAGACTGAGGAAGAGCAGGAGCTTCTACTTCTGTTTCTTTCAGGTATTCAAAGATTTTGAAAGAAAGTTCTAGAACTTCTTCAAATGTTTCAGTGTGCTCAACTTCTGAGACAAGGCTCTTTTCCTTTTCAGTGAAGTTTACATCAATAAAATTACCGATTTTGATATAGAGATTGATACGATCCATGAAAGACATGGAGTCAACATCTTCATCATCAATCCCAAAGAAGTCCTGATCAGAAAGTTCATTATATCCACGATAGAAAGTCTTAATCATTCCAGGAAACTTCCTCTTGATCAGTCTTTCTACTCTGGAGTCTTCCAAGACATTAACGAAGCTACCAGGAACATCAGGATAGTCTTTCTTCCAATTAGAATCTGGGGTATAGAGCGCATGTCCAACCTCATGACCCACCAGAAGGTCGTATACGGTCGCAGAAGCACGTTCCCACAGGGGAAGGGTAAGTACCCTTCTATGAACGTCAAAGGACGCAGTAGAGACGGTTCTGTTCTCAATGATAAGGTCTTCAGTTGCAAGGAGCTTTGCAAGTTGTCCTTTAACTTCGTAATTGACCATTGGAGTCGTTTCGTATATGAATACTATACATCACCCCAGGGCATGGTCTAGTCCCAAATGGACAGTTGATCAACTGGTTTTTGAAAATCCATTGACCTTACTGAAGGTAATCATATTATCAAACTTGTCCTGTAGGTCTTGAGTATTGTGAGAAATGATAAAGACATTAGCGTCTTTGATCGCATATCGCACAATCTTTGTAAACTCATCTGTGCCAGTTCCATCTAGAGAACTATCAAAGATTTCATCAAGAATCAATAGATTAGTAGAAGAAGAGTTCTTTAACCTAGCAATATCTCTCCAAGTAAACAGAAGAGCAAGATCAATTCGCATTTTCTCACCTTCAGAGAAGGAGTCATAACTAAAGTTCTCATGAATAGGAGACTTGATGTTTTCCTTGAACTCCTCATCCAATGTAAAATTGATATAAAAGTCCATATGTTGCAGATACGTATTGATCTGCTTATTCATCACTGGGAGATATCTTTTAATGATCTTAGATTTAACTCCACTATCCTTCATAAGGGAATGAGCAAAATCTAGATAGGAAACACTTTCTGTTTGTTCGGACTTGTTTTTCTCTACAGACTTAAGTTCTTTTTCTAGCAGTTTAAGAGCATCTCGTTCAGAATTTCTGTTTGCAATTTGTGAGGCAATCTCTTGAATTTCAGATTCCAAACTTCTTGTTTGTTTTTGATATTCAGAGATTTTAGTATTGTTAGTAGAGATGCCATGCGTTGTATCTGAGATCAGCTTGGAGAGCTGAGCAAACTCTTTCTCCCTATCCTGTTCATCAGAGATAGTTTTCTTGAGTGCTTTGTATGCCGTATTAATTTCTTGTACTTGATCTTCAATCTCTCCTACTTTATTTACACGGAACTGCTCTTCAATATCTTGCCCACAAGTAGGGCAAACCGAATTATCCTTGAAAAACTTATGTTCTTTAGTTATGTTTTGTATCTTTTGTTCCAGTTTTGCTTTGACTCCATTCATCCTCCTGAGCGATTTTGTAGGGTCACTCAGTTCTTGAAGTTGTGGTTGATACACATCCGTAATATTTTCATTAAGTGTACGGTTATCCGCCATCAAGTTGTCAATATCTTTTGACAGATCTCCAATTTTAGACTTCTTATTTTCAATATTAGCCTTACCTCTCTCATCAAGATTTTTGATGAAACTCTTTTGCATAGAGATTTTTTCTTCTGTCAGATCTTTTTGTAGAGATAATTCACGGATATCTTGATTCGCTTGTCTAATTTTATCTTTAAGAATACTTCCCATACCAGAGAAGATTTTAATATCTAAAAGATCCTCAACAATATCTCTCCTATTGGAAGAAGAGAGTTGCATGAAAGGAACAAATGTAGCTGAACCCAAGATGACTGTCTGGGTAAAAGACTTATAGTTTAGTTTGAGTATGCCTTCTTCAAGATGTTTTTGTTGATCTACAGCAGAAGCTTCTTGGTTCCAGATTTCCCCATTACAGTGGATCTCAAATACATTTGGTTTGATTCCCCTAATAACCTTATATTGCCTATCGTTTATATCAAATTCAATCTCAACAATACACTCTTTCTCATTTACGCTATTGACCAACTGACCTTTACTAATCTTTCTGAAAGGTTTGTTGTAAAGAACGAAAGTAAGAGCATCAAGTATAGTAGATTTTCCAGCACCATTTGCTCCGACAATTAAAGTCGTTGGAGCGCTTCTAAAGTCAACCTCGGTGAAACTATTTCCTGTCGAAAGAAAGTTTCTCCATCTAATCTTCTGAAATACTATCATATGGAGGGAATACTATATCTTGAGGTGTCACTATCACGTACTTGTAATTATACCTGTTACAAGCTTCTATGGCAAGTTCCTCGTCAATTTCTACAACTGACAATTTGTGATAATCGTCTGCTTCTAAAAGTCCTGCATATCTCTCTGCATCATCCTCATCCTGAAACATGTAAAGTTGCTTAGTTCCTGTCTCGTCTTCTAACGAGTAGGCACCTTCTCCTTCATGTCCCATGAGTGAAAGGATATACATCTTTACTCCATTTCGCAGGCTTCGAGATAAACTTCACGAAGCAGGTCTTTGACTCTATCTTTGTTTAAATCAAAGTCAGAATCTTCAATATATTTATTGAGAAGGGTAAGTGTATCTTCAATCTTTTCTCCATCAAAATCAACTTCAGAATCATTTACATCAAACGACTCAATGATCTTGATATCAACTGCTTTGGACTTAATAAGTTTATCAACAAACTTATCAAACTTCTTTTGATCTGTCTTCTTTCTGACAATTAGTTTGACAATTTTATTCTCATACAAATGAGCTTTGAATAATTCGGCAGGAGTATCTTCGTAGTAAACCTTTTCAAACATGCTGTATGGATTTTCGATGAATTCCATTTCATATGTTTCAGTATCAAAGATGTTGAATCCGCGAATGTCACCTGCATCATTCCAATACATTTGATATGGATTGCCTAGGTAATATACCTGTCCATCATTACTACGTGTGTGGTAATGTCCAGAAAAAACAAATTCAAATTTCTTGAAAAGGTCTTTACTAATTCCACCCTGTTGAATACATCCAGGATATAATTGAAATCCCGTAATTTCTAAGTGACCAAAAGCAACATTGGTCTTAGTTTTCTTTATCTTTTTCTTCGTCTCGTCAATATTCGCATCACAAATCCAAGGGATCATGAAAGCTTTATATCCATTAATATCATACTCATCTGGGGATGAAATGGGAATGATATTATCGTAATCCTTCAGTAGAGAATCAATTGAATTGACTTCATTGGTATTCTTGAAATAGGTGTCATGGTTACCAGCGAGTTGCCATACCTTCACACCCAGATCTCTGAATCTGTCATAGACGTTCTTCCGCGCCCAATCAAGAGCCCAGAAATCAATACTCTTTCTATTATCAAAGGCGTCTCCCATATGGATACACTCCTTGATACCCCTCTTTTCTAATTCGGGGAAGAAGATGTCGTCATAAAATTTTTGAAAATAATCATGAAAAGGCTTGGACGACCTCCTACAACCGTAGTGAGTGTCCGTAATAATCGCAATCTTCATTGATACATCTTAGACTGAATAGCGTCCTTAATACTATTATACTCGAAAGAACTACCGTAGTCATCATCGACTGTAAATACTTCATCATAACCAGACTTCTCAAGAATCTTGGTTCTGATTTCCATCTGCTTCTTCTCTTTTTGAATACGTCTCAGAAAAGCGTAGTGGATAATCTGAGTGAAGTAAGCAAAAGGATTGGTAGACTTTTCTGGATTAAAATTGTGAATGTACTGAACACAGTTTTCAATACCGTCACAAATCATGTCCTCACGGAACATGTAATTAACAAAGTTTGGTTTGTAGGATAGGTGGGTTGCAATCTTCAAAAAGCATTCCCCAAGATAGTTTGTGATACGAGGTTTTGGTTGACCCGCTTCCTCAGCATCCTTCACATCTTTCTTATACTGAACGATAGCATACAAAAATTCTTTGTTGTTTACATAATGTTCAGACCTCTTTCTAGCAGCCATTTCATTGATCCCCTGTAAATATTAATATTGTATCATGAAGTGCAGAAACTGACAACTTGACACGGCTCTGGATTTTGTGTATGATTACTCTGCCAGAGTTCAGAAGCACTATTCAGCTTCTTTAGATTCTATATTATAAAGCTTCTCAAGTTCCTTACGTGCTTTTTCTACCGTTGTTTTGAATCCTCCAGTCTTAGGAGTTTTCTTGGAAGAAGACTGCAATCTGGATCTAACGAACTTCATATAAGACTCTACTACTTCAGAATCTTCTTCTGCTTCTACGACTGTGATGACGTGTTGCATTGGAACTACGACAATACTATCACCAGCATTTGTTTTTACCCAAGGGATCATCCGTAGACCCTCTCCCGTAGCGATATGAACTGCTTCAATAGAAACGGGATCACTTAGAATCAAAATGCTTCTGCCATTTTCTTCTGCAGGAAGAATCTCGGAAAAGACTTCTTCTCCACTGACCAGCTTTATTGTTCCATAAAATTCTTCCATATTAGTTTTTGAGTTTTATCTGAGTGAATTCATAATTAAAATCTTCTTCTGTATAGATCTTAATTCTTTCGATCAAGTGATTCAGAGTGTAGTTTTTTCTACCTTGATAAGTAATATCATCTGCAATGTCATAAAGCATTGCTTTTGTTTTGTTGTTTCCTTTTCTTAAAACCCTTCCAATAGATTGGAGATTTCTAATTCTTGATTTACTTGGTGATGCAAAAACTACATTGTGTAAGTTTTTAATATTGATACCTGTAGAGAAAGTACCGTATGAAGCAACAATAATAGAGTCCGTTTCCTGCTCTGTAATTGATCTAACTCGTTCTCTCTCTTCCGCATCTACTCCACCATGAACATAAAATACTTTTCTAGTATCATCCACTGAGTTATTTATTAACTCATGAATAATCTTTCCATGGGATTCAACTCTTTGGAATAGAATAAGACTATTGCCTTTCAGACTTAAAGCTAAATTTTTGATGAAGTTTGTACGTTGTTCATGAGAAATGATGTATTGAATTTCATCTTCATAAGTCTCAAATGTCCTAGGAGGATGCTTCAGTAATAAAACTCTAATGTCAAGTTTGGATAGATGTCCCTTCTTAATTAGATCTGCTGTTTGTGTAATCTTGTAACTTGGTCCAAACAGTCCCTCTAGTACCCATTTATGTGTCTGTGATCCATCTAAAGTTCCAGTAAATCCATATCTAAACTTCGTATCTCTAAGTTTACTCATAATACCCACCAGAGACTTTGACTTAAACTGGTGTGCTTCATCACCAATGACCACATCATATGGTTCAAAGAATTTTTTATCTAACTTGTAGATAGATTGCCAAGTTGTGATGGTTACCGTTCTTGGATCGAATTTTTCTTTTCCAGAATAAATCATATGACAATGGGCATCAGCATCCCAACCATAGTCAATGAAATCCTTATACATCTGTTCAACCAGTGAAGTTGTGGGAACCACTAGAAGAATTTGTTTTTTCTGTTCCGTAAAATATCTGACGATGGAATAGATCATCAGAGACTTTCCAGAAGCCGTTGGAGATATTAATAGTCTTCTGTTATATCTAAGAGCGTCATATACACCTTCAACTTGATAATCTCTGGGTTTATGCCTAGAAATTGATGTTATATAATCTTTTACTCCTTCTCTAGAAATATTATCGTTCTTTTCAAATGGAGTTCCATAGAACTTATTGTCCTTAAAACTTACCGTATAATTAGACTTCTTAGCCCATGCACAAATTTTATCGAGTAATCCAACATAGATCTCTCCAGTTGCGGTAGAGAACAGTCGAATCTTTCCGTCCCAATACTTACTTCTGTATTGAGGCATAAATTTTGCACCAGGAACTTCAAATGTAAAATGATCTGCAAGTTCTTGATTAACATGAGGTTCTGCTTGGATCCTCAGAAACACCTCATTCTTTTTCTCAATGATTAAATCAGTCATAACCTCTGATAAACCTCTGCCACTCAATAGCATTCTTAATTTGGTATGTTCTGTTTAGAATCACCTTTAGAATACTTTCTAGGTAATCCAATACCATTTGATAATATTCAACTTTTGTCAGACATTTAATGAGTTCTTCATCCGAATCAAGATACTTGTCTATATCCGATTTCAATACCTTGAAGTCAAATGGTTTCTCTACGTATACCTCTGGTCTTGCTTTACCAGTGTAATACTCCCATTTTTCTCTCCTTAGCACTTTGAATTTATTTTCTTGTCCTTTCTTTAGGAGAAGAATATTGTTATAGATTTTATAATACTTTGAGTGTAAGGATGGAATTTTTGTGGACTCTAAATGAAGATCGTCATTATCAATTTTGGAATCTTTTTCCCAAAGATCCTCAATCATTTCAAGATTCATACTACAATAAGCTCTCGATATCAAAGATAGTGTATTTGAATGTGGCTTCCGCCATAATATAATTTATATCAGTTGCCTTAGCGTCAAATTGAACTGGGGATAGTGATACTGGGAATAGATCTTTGAAAGTTACTTTTGTAATTGGAATATAATTACTATTGTAAATGATCATTGCACCGTCAGAGAATGCACCTGCAATAGGATCAACATTACCAAATGGTAGTGCTTCTGCCATACTCTCTGGATATCCAAGACCTCTCATCCAGTCATGAATTTCCAAATAGTTCTCCATGTTCTCGTCTACCATGAACTGGATAGAAAAGTCGTTATACACCAACTTATCACCAGGAATCATAAGATCCTTAAGTGGAGTTGATTGGACAGCTACACCCAGATTGATACCTGGGATGTTTACCGAGTTGGCGAAAAAATCTACCTTGGGTGCTTTTTCCAAACTAAATTTAAATCCAGTTGGAGATAAGAAGTTTTTATTTTTAATCTCCCTATCCCACTTGGATAATCCATATTCTATTGGCATGGAATGAGATGCAGTTCGTATTAGTATTTAGCAGTCATTAAATACCGCACCTACTTCGGACCCCAGAGCCGATCCTGCCTGTTGTCCTAGTAGAAGTGCCCAACCACCTGCTAACCATCCAACGTAGGGGATACTGGACACTGCAGGGACTGCAACACCAGCAGCTATAGCACTACCTGCCATTGCACCTTGACTCCGTGCTCCAGCGTCCGCCGCGATACACTCTGCGCTTTTTGCATTCGACTTTCCCTCGGCGTCTGAGACGTTACCTCCGATATTACGAGTACCATCCATAGTGAACTGATCACGACGGAATTCAGTTCGCTTCTCAGTTCCTCCGCCAAACAATCCTTTCTTTTCTTTGTCAAGTGTCAAGGACTTACTAGACTCTAAGATGGCAGGATCGTTAGCTTTATATTCAATCTCATATCCATCTTTTGTTGCTTTTAATTTGTAAGAAGAATAATCACCGCTAGGAATATTGATTGTCGGTACTTGTGGAACTCTGGGTGGTTCTGGTCTTCTTACAACATAACCTAGTAAACCAATGTGTGCTACTGCAAATACTGCACCAACAGTTCCTACAACTACTTTGAACCCTGGTAGTTTACTTTCTTTTTTAGGTTCTTCTGACATGTCAACCTCCGATGTTGAATTAATTAAATCACTTAGTCTTCCCACATTTGAATATTAAAAAGCAGC